TTAAAGCCCGCAGGCAGATTTGAAAGCGTCCCAGCATCAATCAACTGGCGCAAAGCCGCCGTTGCAGTGCGAGATAGGCCCCCAATCGTGTGAATAAGGCCCAAACCATAGAAACCAAAGCCCGGAAGGAACTTATAATGCGTGAAATACTGGATTTTCTTGCGCTCAACGTCGTTTTCTTTGAAATTTCGACGAATTGACAAGATTGCACCCGTATCCTCGGCAATCGTAACCACATAAGGCACCATAATACCCGTTGGTTCGCCCTCTTCATCCACGTCTTCGTAGCCCGCAAGCTCCAAATCCACATGAAATTCCAACAAAGTGACGTCATAATCAATGTTTGAAGGCTTTACACCGTCAATATCATCGATTGTATCCATCGTATCGTCCGCAGGAGCCTGCGAAGGATGCACCGGAACGTCCCGATAGAACCCCTCAAGCTGCAATTTGCGCATATTGTTCCACGGCATGCGCACAACTTGCGCCACAAACGGCGAAGTTTCCAAATCTGCCGCGTCATACGGCACAACAAGGTTCTCCGCAGGTACAAATTTGCTCACCGCACGCCGCATTGCCGCATCAAAATACGTCTTTTTGAACGTAGACCCCGCCAAAGGCAGATAAAACAGCATCTGATCCATCTCAGGCGTGTATTCTTCCATCACATTCGTGATGTAGTAGTTCATAAACTCCTTGACACGACTCGATTGCGCCTCTTTTTCAGGCGTCCGCTCCCCCAAAATCTGGGTCCGAACCGGCCCTTCCGGCGGCAAAAGCTCATTAAACGCCTGCGCTTGAAATTGTGTGGCCGCTTCTGCAAGCATAGGGTGTGTTACGCCCGTGGCCCCGCGGAAAGGTTGTGTTCTTTCCTCATATTTGAAGCCCAAAAGCTCCAAACCCTTATTGTACTCGTCTTCCCAATCCATGCGGCTGTCGCGCGCACTGTCGTACTGCGCCATCAGGTCAGATGCCAGCATTCCAAGCTCGCCATCGTCCATAAAGTCCGCTAAATTCGCATAAAACTCTTCTTCACCGCTCATTCGAGCCATGTCTGGGTCAAAATCTACAATTACGCCGCCGTCTTCAACCTGTTCAATGTCAATCCCGTCCGCAAGGTCCGCCCGACCCATAACCGCACCCGGCATTTCAATCTCTAAGTCGTCCATAACCCCCGCAAGGTCAGGATTGTCGTTCTGACGCTCAACTAACGACGCTACTGGATTTCGTGGTGGTAAAGCCATGTATTTTCTCCAAAGTTAACGTCAAACTAGCACGTCAACCCCTAATTTACTAGCGAAACATGTTTCTCGCTACCCCGTTCAAAGACGCTACCCCGCCCCCATTGGCAAAGTTTTGCGGCTCAAAACGGCCCAATTCCAAATAACCCTGATCCAACGCATCACGAATGGCCTCTTCCATCGTCTCATGATCCGTATGACCCATCGGCTCCCGCGATCTGCGATCAATGTAGCTAACCCGAAATTTCCCACGGTTCTCCATACTCGGCGTAATCAAAGCTTCCGTGTTCCGATTGACCAACGAAACCCCACCAGAATTGTTCGCCAAAACACGCGCAGCTTCCTGCTTCGCAAGTATCTTCTGCTCCACAATGTTAAACGGATCAGCCTCCGGATCAGACATCTGACGCTGCAAACCCTCAACCCGCTTAACCGCTTCCTTCGCATTCCGCACAACACGATCATAATCAGGAATACGCTCCACAGGCAAACTGTCTCGCGTACTGCGACCCCCAGCCATCCGTACAACAGTCGGATCAAACGACCCAAGGTCCGCGAGCCGCGATCCACCGGCCACGGCACCCGTGGCACCAGCACCGCCCGCCAACTCCAACGCCTTCATCGCCTGATGCTGCGTCACAACAGGACGACCCTGCGCATCATACGACGGCGTCGCTACATCACTCACCGTCTGCGCAACACCTTCCGCCATCCCCGTCGCAGTCTCCACGGGCCGCTGAAACAAAGCCTGTGCAAACGACTCAATGCCAGACCCTAACTTCTCGCCCGGGCTTTCGTAATCCTCAATGTATCCGCCAACAACATTCTCACCAATCACGTTTGCAATACCCTGCAAACGCTCAACAGGCGTTCCCTCGCGTAAGCGCCGTACCACCTCTTCACGTGTTAATGCGTCAGCCATATCTAAATCCTATTAAACATCGGTGAATTAGCAATGCTGCCCGCCAATAAATCGGCAAAGAATCCGCCACCCGGAGTGCCCGTCGCAGGGGGCGGGGCCGTGGGCATCGGCTCTTCGCCCACCATCATCGTTGCAATAGGCGCAGGCTGAAACACCCCAGTGTTCGGCGGATTTGTGCCGCCGCCTTTAGGGTCAACGGGCTGCGCTTTATCAATCGGACCCGGATCAACTGGACGAGGCGTAAAATCTTCTTCGCCCACAGCCATCGTCGTAATATTATCAATCGGCAAAGGCGTAGGATCAGGTAATGGCGTAGGATCAGGCTGCGGCATTGGCGTCACAGGCGCAGGCATCTCAGGAACCGGCGCCGGTTGCAAAGGCTGGAACGGCTGCGGCACAAACTGCGCAGGCATAAACGGACTATTCTGATAATTGTGCGCCGCACTCGCCGCATAAAAATCAGCCATGTTCTGGACCTGTGGACTCGGCGTATATGTCGGAACCGCATTAGGATCACCCAAAGTCAAACCCGCAGGAACAACACCGCCGCCAACAACAGGGTTGTACGCGGCGTATGTCGGAACCGCCGCTACACCCACCTGTATATCGCTCGTGTCTTGCTCAACAAAAGGCGTAATAACCTCTTCCGGCTCTTCCGGCATATTTACAATAACCTCGTTGTAAACATCCGGCGTGTCGTTATCGATAAAAATATCCGGCGTCGTAATGTTGTTGTAAATATCCGGCGTCGTAACATTTACCGTAGGAGACGGCGTTGTAATATTATTAACAATATCACCAATCGTATTCACACCGCCCACAATGCCGTCACTCACCAAACCCGCAATGCCCGTCGGCTCAATGCCAGAACCCGCAGGCGTCGCTCCAATCGCATTACTAATTCCACCTAACGCGCCACCAAACTCGTCGCCACTCGCCCCCGGACCACCGCCATCAATCATATCGCTGAAGCCGTCGTAATTCGTAGCACTGTCAATTAAATCATCAATAACTCCCGCAGGACCCGTCGGCTCAATCCCACTGCCAAACGGCGTCGCGCCCACAGCATTACTAATCCCACCCAGCGCACCGCCAAACGTATCACCACTTGCACCCGGACCACCGCCATCAATCATATCCGTAAAAGACGTATAACCAGAACTTGTCGAAGCTCCGGCCGGCGCACTCGGTTGATCGGCCTCGGGCGGATCAGAAGACGTTACAGGCGTCGTTCCCCCAAGAACGTTGCCCAAACCGCCTAACACCGCACCCGTAATGCCGCCGCTCGTTACAAAATCGCCAACATCCGACAACGGACCTTCAAACGTGTCGCCCGAATTATTCGGACCACCACCATCCAACATATCGCCAAGGCCCGTGTACGATCCAGCGCTATAATTCGTCAAACCCGCAGCATCACTGGCCGCGTCCGCCGCACCCGCTTCCGTCGCTTCATACTCCTCATGCGTTCCAGAGAAAAACTCCGAACCACTGCCCCCAGCGCCACCACCGTCAAACATATCAATAATCGACGTGTAACCACCACTGTTACTATCATCCGACGTCGTCGCAGCAGGCGCCGGATCGTTGTTATTATCATCCGAAGTATGAGCCACGGCCCCCGACCCGCCGCTCGCTACATAATCATCATGACTGCCCGAAAAAAAGTCATCCCCAGAACCACCCGCGCCACCGCCGTCAAACATATCCGAAAGAGACGTATAGCTCGTGCCTAAAAAACCACCGCCGCTGCTGCCGCTATCACTGTCCCCGCCACCGCCGCCGCCGTCGTCACTGCCACCGCCGCCTCCGCCACTACACATAAACAAGACCCGTGGGGCGCGAACCGGCGACAATAAACTTCTCATTTCAAAGCTCTCCTAAATACCACGCCCGTGTCCAAAAAACCCAAACGCCTAAACAGCCTATCCGTGCGATCCGCGTCAATCAACGTCGAATGACCACAAAAATAATACTTCGCACCGTTCTCTCGACCCCAACGCTCCAAAAACTTCAATAAACGAACACCAGCCATCGAACCACGGTATGCAGGAGAAACATACCACAAAACCTCCAAAACAGACAACTCCCTTGAAAAACTCAAAGGATTCAACTCACCATAAATAAATCCAATCAACTCCCCATCACGCTCCGCAACAATAATACCCTTGTCAGAACGCGTTAAATACCGCTCAACAAACGCACCAGCAACATCCGCCTCCCACGGCGTCTCACTATGCCAGCTCTCCTCATACAACTTCTTGCTAATCGCCAAAACAGCATCAAAATCCGCCATGCTCGCCGCACGATACACAATCCTAGCCATTATTAGGATACCACCCGTTCCGCGTACCACGGTGCGACCACACCCGCTTGTGGTCAGGAAACATCGCCTTGCACCGCTTGCGCACGTCCCGACTAATCTGCATCACGTCCCGCCGACCACCGGGCGCAATCATATCAACCAAAACCAACCGCTCGCCGCCACGCCGCGCAAAAACATCCCACCCCGACCAACGCCGCGTCTCAAACTCCTCCGCCGTCATATACGCAAAAGTCACAAAACCCTTTAACCGACCATCCGGATGATACCACAACCAATACTGATTGTTCAAAAACGCAGGCAATAAACGCCAATGTATCGTCTCCGACCCATGCTTGCTATACGGATACGTCGTTGTCCACATCAACAAACAATCCAAAAGGCCCTTATCCATAGTAACTTCGTGGTTCCAAATAGGCACCTTCTTCCTCCCAATCATCCGTCGGCAACTGAACAAAGTTCCCCTGACGATAACGCATCAAAGCCTGTGTCGTGCTATCAACGTAGTCGTCATACTCCCCATTCGGAAATGCCGCACACTCCTCAATCAACTCATGCGCCCACTGCTCATCAGGCGCCCAAACCATCCCAGCCTCAAACATCGGCGCAATACTATGCGCACGACTAATCTTGTCATTCCCACGGCTCGGCGTGAAATTCACAACAGGAATGCCCATGTTCCGCAGCTCATGCGTCAAAGGCATACCCGTCGCCTTCGCCTCAATAATCACAGTCTCCGGCTCCCAAAACTGATACTGCTCATACGCAATCCGCTTCAATTCAGGAAAATCCCAACGACCCTTCTTCGCATCCAACAACATCAACGACGGCGCACCACCCTCGTCAACGTTAAACACACCCCACGTCGTTATCGCACTATAGTCCGCCGTCTCTTTCTTCGAAAACGCCGTATCATAACTCTGAATAACAAAATCCAAAGGCGGAACCGTCTCCTTGTCCCACACCTGCCACCACTCACGGCGCAAAATACTGTTGTCATCCCCCGTCGGGTCCTGCTGATACTGCGCATTCCACTTGCTCGGCGGAATAGAAGCCTTCACACGCTCCAAATCCTCCAAAGACCAATACTCCGGCCAACAAGACTGACCGCTCGGCATAATCGCAGGCAACTCCACAACTTCCCACTGATCCGCCTTTTCATCCCGCGCCTGCGCCCGAATCAACTGACCCGTCAAATCCTTCTCGTGCCACCGCGTCATAACAACAACAATCGCACCACCCGGCTGCAAACGCTGACGGGGACCACCCGTGTACCAATCCCAAGCATCGTCAAAACCATTGTTCGACATAACCGTCTGCTCAGAATGCGGGTCATCAATAATCACCAAGTCACCACCACGGCCCGCCAAGTTCGAACCAACACCAACCGCGTAATACATCCCGCCACGGTCCGTATCAAAACGACCACTCGCCTTAGAGTCCGCCGCCAACCGAGTATCAAACAACTCCTTGTAGTCGTCCCGATCCAAAAGGTTCTTCACCTTCCGACCAAAACCAACAGCCAACTCCGTCGTGTGCGTCGCCTGAATGATCTTCATGTTCGGATTGCGGCCCATCATCCACGCAGGAAACAAAAAAGATGCAAACTCAGACTTCGTGTGCCGCGGGGGCATATTCACGATCAAACGCTTCAATTCGCCAGACGCAATTCGCTCCAGCTTGTCCGCAATAATCTTGTGGTGATTGCCCGCAATAAACTCAGGCCAAAGTACCTTCACAAAGGTCAAAAATTCATCGTGCGCACGCTCCTTTTTTTCGATTTGCGCAAGACGATATTGAAGCTTCAACAGACGTTCGTTTGTTTCTTCTGGATTTTCCGCGGTCATTGGGGCCCCTGAAACGCTTTTTTGTATAGGAAATTATAAGACAATATAAAATAATTTGCAAAATAATTTTTTGCAAAGATGTAAACTGCAAAAATGCAAAGTTGCAAAGCCCGTGGAACAAGAAAAATGTTTCACGTGAAACATTCTCGGGACCCCTAATTGCCTGTTTTTGTTCGTATTTTTTATTTTTTGTATTGTTAGTCACGAACATGGTCCTAGCGCCCGCCAGCCAAGCGGGGGCCGCGGCTCGTAGGTGGCGGCCCGCAAGCCATTGATTTTAAACGGTTTTAGCCTCAATTGGGCCCGGGGCCCCTAGCACGTGAAACAACGCCCGCGGCACGCGGATCGCGTCCAGCTGGGCCCGGATCGCGGCCGGATCGCGTGCAGCTGGGCGCCCAGATCGCGCGCCGGATGTCGCGGCCGGTGGATCGCTGGGCGTGCCCGGATGACATCAGACAATGCAATTTTGCAAAGCTGGGCGGCCGGATCGCTGGGCCATTTGTGCGCGGCCGGTGGATCGCTGGGCGCGGATCGCGGGCCGTGAATTCCACCAGCTGGGCGCGGATCGCGGGCCGTTGCGTCGCGCAGCTGCGCGCGCTGGGCGGTTCCCGGCCATATGTTTGGGGATAAGCGGGCGCGGCCCGCTGGGCGTATTTTACGATAATTTAAACAGGCAAAAGAAAACCCGCCGGCCATTGCTGGCGGGCGGGCCATATTAACGCGCTGGGCGCGCCTATTTGGTCAGCTGGTCAACGATTAGGCCAAGAACGCAAACAGCGATCAGAACGGCCGAAACAAAGATAAGAAAAGCCATTTATTCCGCCCCCGGCAAACGCGCGATAATTGTGCCCATTGGGAACCCCTGCCAATCGCGCAAATCCGTGCGCGTCACGTCGCTATATTGGTTTTTGTCTATCCACCAATGAATAGCGCGATCAAATGCTTTCCGGTAGCGATAGGGCAACGCGTCGCGCAGCTGGGCGTCATCCGGTAAAAGCACATGCGTCGCGCCGTTCAATATCCGATAGATACCATGGCACGCCGCTGGGATCGCGTCGCATTGGCCGCGCCATAGGATCGCGCCGCCTCTATGCAATTCAATTTCAAAAGCTTGGTGTTTCATCAATACAGGTCCTGTAAATCGTTGTCATAAATCGCGCGCCATTTATCTTTAAAGGCGCGTTCGCGTTCTTGCGTTTGCTGGGCGTCAAACAATTCGCGCAATTCGCCCGGCGTATATCCTAAATCCGCGGCCGTTGTGTTGAACGGTTCCCCAGCATCAATGCGCCGCTGGGCCTCTGTCAATTCGTCGCGCATTTTCGCAGCTGCGTCGTAAATACTAATCCAAGCCATATTTATTCCCCCCAGCTCTCAAATTCCATTTTACAAGATAGGCGGCCGGGCGGGTTTTGTTCATTCCACAATTGGCAATATTCGCGCGCGTCCTGTTCAGTATCAAAAACGCGTCGTTTATATGTTTTCGGCCCGGCGCATGGTTCCAAGCCATTTGGCCAAGCTGGGTTTTCGGTCCACCATGTTCTTGTGAATACTTTGTATTGTGCCATTTTATTTTCCTCAAAAAGCATAAGGGGCGGAATTGCCCCCGCCCCTAAAATAGTAAATTTCAGTTAATTGTCAATTATCAGTAATTGTAGCGCGGTTCCCCCAGCAAATACCGGCCGCCCGCGCGGATGATAAACAATTCCAGCGCGTTGTCATAATCGGCACAATATGCGCCGTTGTGCCAAGTATGACGCGCGCCCGCGTTCCAATGTGCAACGACAAAAGGCGTCAATTCATTTTCGGGCATTGATACAAGCACAATGTAATTTTCGGGCGCGCTGTCGGGATCTGCGCCAAGCTGGGCGTGATATGGGGCGGATGCTAGAACGCGATGACCGTTCAATCTTTCCGGCGGGCGCGTCATGTTTTCTTTTTCCGCGTTCACAATATCGCAAGCCATATTCCAAGCCATGCCGGAAAATAACGCTGCAACCGTTTTTTCATCGCTGGGCAATTGTTCGCAGCGATCATGCAATTCATCCCAGCTGGCGGGCGTATGAATAAAACCGATTTTTTCCATCAGATCAGCCCCGCCTTTTTATTGGCCGCGATAATTTCATCACGCGTCAAATATGTTTCTGGAACGTTGAACCTAACCGGCTTGCGCGCGAATATCTTTTTCCCGCCTTGGCCGCCATATGACGTCGCGCCAAATTGATCTGTTACGTCGTCAAAAGTAAATTCACATATACAGAACAATTCGCAACCGCCCGCGTGATGCCATTGCATGGGCGGTAATACGTTTAAGGCGTCGTCAAAATTTGCGGAACTAATCGGCGCAGCTGGTTTTAAAAACCCCTCGCGCGCAGCATTAAAAAACGCCGGGATGTCATCAATGACCGCATAGGGGCGTTCTGGGCGTTCTTGTTTCAGTTCCTCAACTACCTTTTCCGCTTCCGCGCGCGTCGCGTAAACGTTCCAGACATAATGTTCCCCGGGCACTGCTACTGCAAAATCTTTATCTAGCATTTTCTTTTCCTCTCTTATGCGTTGCGAATTTCACGGCGGCGTTCATCAAGTAACGAAACCAAGCTTAAACAAGCTTTGATTGCCGCGTCCGGCGTTTGGGCCTTTGCATCGCTAATCTGTTCCAAAATGTCCCCGTCATCCCAGCACTCAACTAGATAATCCCAGCCGTCCTTTTCGTAATTGTCCATCGCGTGGCGGCGTACCGCCGCGATTAAATCGGTTTCACCGTATTTTTCCATTTTCTTTTCCTCATAAAAGCAAAGGGGCAGGATTGCCCCGCCCCTAGTTAAAAAGTAAATTTCAGTAAATGTCAACTATGCGGACTGCATCAGCTGTTCAGACATTGGCGCAGCACCCAGCAGCTGGCCCGCGCGGATCGTGCCCAGCTGGGCCGAATGATCAGAACGCATGGGCATTAACAACGCCATCACGTCATCACGGCCCGCAAAACTAATGATTGCCGGGCTTCCGCCGCAATGCTGGACATGAACCGCGTTGCCATTGTGGCCCAATGCTTTTGCGATCTTTGCCATGTCGCCCACATATGTTGCGTTGAACTGCACCGGCTCTTTATTTTCCGCGGCCCGGTCATTTGGCAGCAAGCGGGTCACGTCTGGATATGTGCCATCAACGGGCGTCATCGAAACGTTATTGACCGATGCAATGATCACGCGATCCGCGGCATCGTTCAAACTGAAACCGCAGCTGATCTTTTCAACCTTTTTTGTCACGCCGGTTAAAGCTTTTTTCAAATCCGCCAGCGGCAGGATCGCATCAAAATCCGGACCTATCTCGTTATATTCTGGGTCTAATGTCTGGACCGCAACAAATAGACGATGGCCATCAGTTGAAACCATGCGCATGATATTATCGCGCTTTTGAAAGAATACGCCCTTCAAATAGTATCTGGTTTCCTCTGTTGAGGCACAAACCAACGCGGCTTTGATGTAAGCTGGATCAATGAGATATTCATTCTTGGTCATTTATCTTTCCTTTCATGTTTAGATATGACGTAAATTCCAGTAACATGCGGGCGCAATTAATTGCAAGAAAAAAAAAGAGGCCATCACCGGCCTCTTTCCTTATCGATCTTTTTTAGTTCGGCATCGACATCCATCGGTTTGTTGAGCCGTTGCATAATCCAATCTAGTAAGAACATCATTTCTTTTGCTCGCTTCCATCGTCATCGCGTCAAATAATCCAGACCAATCATCCGCGTGGGTCATCTCAAACACTGGCGGCGTTTTGAGGCCATCCATTGCAACATCCACAGCTTGCGCCCCATGATACAAAATCAAACTATAGGCTCGCTTATCTGCCGGGCGTTGGTATTTAACCAAAATCCAGCTGGATGCGTTTTTGTGTCGAGAATGAAAACTGACCTGATGCGGCCGGATCGTGACGCTGTTATTTTTGCATGCCTTCAATTCCAAAAGATGAAATAGACCATCGGCATTTATAAACACGTCGGGAAAACCCTGACTGACCCAGTTTTCAATCCGCTCCATCTTCCAAGACGGGCGCATCTCCTTCACCTTCTTCCGCAGCTGGGCCCACAAGGCGGCTTCTGGTTTTCTGACGGTGTTTGTCGGCGTCTTCTTCTGGCGTGATGTCAATAGTGACTGGGTCATAAGATTGCTTCAGCTCTTTAATTGCGTTCAAAACTTCTTCTTTGGACATGCTGTCAATGGTGCCATGGCGGATTTCAGACTTGTTGACGTATATCTCGCCATGCGCCTGCCCTCTGCGGTACTCTGCCTGCACTGCAGCACTATACGCCCCGTTTTCCAAGGCAGCATCGCGGATGCGCTGTAGATCGCGCAGGTGACGCTTATATTCGACGCCGTATTTCTGATCTAGCTCTGCCCGATATTGTTTGATCGCTTTCACGACATGCGGCTTTAGCTGTGGATTGGTCAGCTCATGCGCTCGCACGTGCGCAGACTTGGCAGGATACCCCGCATTGATGGCTGCGTCGCGCAAAGTGATCTGGCCGTCTTT